AGGTACAGCAACTATTAACACTCCTTTTGGTTCTATAACAGTTATATTTAACGGCACTAACTGGAGCATTGTATAATTATATTATAAGGAAAACAAAATGTCATATACTAATAATTCTCTGTCAATTATTGGAGGTGCCGGTATTACTGTAACACCTTCAACTGCTACGGGTGCTACTACTATTACAATTGATACATTGGGGCCTGAGTTTCTAGCAGTACGTACAGCGATTGTTTCTCCAGTCGTTGTTTCGGCAGCAACTGATGAAGTAGTAAGCGTAGAAGTTCCAGGTCCAGTACCTGTTACAGTAAGTATACCTATTGGTGTAATTGGTCAAGTATTTTATATCAAAGACGGCCTAGGTTTAGCATCACCCGTTAACCCTATTACAATTAGCCCTCTAGCAAGTACCGTTGACGGTGCGCTTACAGCAGTTATTAATGCTCCGTATGGTTCATTAACCTTAGTATTCACCGGCACAGAGTGGAAACTCTTGTAATAAGATGGGATATAATCGAACGCCTAATACAGTTGTAGCAGGACGGGGGCTTCAACAGTCTCCCTCTGTAACAAATACTTTACCTGCAGGTGTGGTAACAGTTACAGTAGATAGCGATATTGCCACTACTAATAGTTTGGGGCTTGTACAAGTTGGTAGTGGTTTAGCTATAGATCCACTAGGTGTGCTTAGCACATCCGGTAGTGGTGGTAATTATAGTTCAGGTGCTTGGACCCCCGGATTAGCTGGACCTGCTGCAGGTACTATAACCTTAACAATTAAAAATGCTAAATTTATTAAAGTAGGTCAGTTAGTAACTTGTTTTTTTGATTTTAAAGTCGCAGAATTAGGCCCTGGAACTAACAGCTCCCTTTTATACTTAACAGGACTACCCTTTCTTAGCATAACGGATACAGGTACAGTTGGTTCAGTTTATACTTCTTATTGGGAGTTTATGGACTTAAATTTAGTAGACGTATCAGGCACAGTTAACAGTAATGATACCAAAGCATTGTTGTGGAAAGCTAACTCTCCGCAAAATACACTAAGCTCACTAGTACGTGACGATATAAGGGTTGGTTCCACACTAGCTGGAACAGCCGTGTATTTTAGTGCAAGTTAATTTTGAATAAAAAATTTTGGTATTGACTTTTTATGGTACAAGGTATATAATATACATATAATATGTTGGTATAAACTTTTTTGTACCAAAACTTTTTTCTTATGTTTAAAGGAAAAATAATGTGGACATTAGAATCAGCCGCGAGCAGGCTTACTAATAAAGTAGCTATACCTACAGACGGTAAAATTGAAGTAAGTAGTACTGGTAACACAAAAGTTTCGGCGTATATAAACGACCAACTAGCAACACCACTTGATCGTTTATGGGTACAAACCGGAGATTATGTGCACTTTGATATCAAGGGTGATAGAGAAGTGCCGACAACAGTGACAATTCAATACGGCGGCATTGTGGATACTTTAGAGATTCCACCCCGCGGGCCAAAAGCTGTAGTAGAAACAGCAGAATCAACAACATCATTAATAGAGGAAAATATTATGACTCCAACAGAAACTCTTAATTTATTTACTACCACCGGTCAAGGTGGCAATATGGGCGGTGCTTTAGGTGGTGGCCTAGGTGCAGGATTAGTAGGCGGCTTACTAGGCACAATGTTATTTCGCAATGGTCGTGGACTCGACGGCGGCGAAGGCGGTGTACCCGCGACGCTACAAGGAGTTGAATCAGTTGTTAACAATAGTGCGATTATGGCGCAACTTGCAGATCTTAAAGCAGCTGTTCCACTAGCTGAAGCTCAAGGCCAACTAGCACTAGCCGGTGCTCAAATGGACCTAAACAGCAGCATTCAAGCAAGTACTGGTTCAGTTATTGGCTCCATTTCAGGCTTTCAAAGCACTGTAATGAACAATCTAAATATGCAAACCCAGATGAATCAAAAAGGGTTTTCAGATAATCAATTAGCTATTGCTACTACCGGTGCTGCTGGTATCAGTGCTACCAAAGATGCTTCACTAATCGCCGAGCGTAATGCTTGGGCAATTACACAAGCTATCAGCAATGACGGCGACAAGACCCGTGCCCTGATTCAAAGCATCGACAAGAGCAATGATAGCCGTACTATTACCACTTTAGCTAATGAAGTTACTGAGCTACGTAACGAGCGCAGACTACATGATGCTACTGGCAATATCACCATCAGCAACAATAATACTGCCACTGCAGTTGCTCAACAGCAGCAGTCACAGCAACAGCAGCAACTTCAGTATCAAATCCTAGCTCAGCTAGGTGTTCTTAATGCCGATCTTCAAAGCGTCAAACAGAACTCAGTAGTTTTCAACAGCGGCACCCAGACCAATTCTGGGAATCAGGCGGCCGCGAACACTCGGGTAGCCTGATAGAATTTGATGATAATAATATTATTATCATCAATCAACAAATAGATTATGACGATGATGACGATGTAGGACCCATGGGCCCACCCGGCCCGCCTGGGCCGGCAGGCCCACAAGGCCCACCTGGCCCACCAGGTCCTATTAGTTTTCTAGTATAGTGGCGGCCTTTTAGACTACAGAGTGTCTACTTGGCGGCTTTTATAATAACACACAAGGAAAAACATGCTAGCGGATTTACTAAAAATTATAACCCCGGAAACTTTGTCACATGCATTACGTAGTAATCCGAAGGTAGTAATAGACGCCTTATCTAAACTTGAGACTTATAAGTCATTTGGAGAAGCGTTGTCTGTAGATCAGCAGGTTTGCGTGTCTAAAAACATAGAAAAATTAAATGCATTCTTTAAAAGCGATTCAGGAAAAATAGCAGTCTCTATATTAGCCGAAGAATTTACAAAGTTTGTGGAAGCCTAAAAATAAAAAAGCCCCGCTAAGATTTGATCTTAGCGGGGCTTTTTACTATTACTTATTTAAGCTAACTTCCACCCCTTATGGCTAAGGTATCTAGGACGTTTATTTAATACTTTAGTAATACTAGAGGGGTCTAAATTATGCTCTTTTGCAAATGCTGACACGTTTTCGATATTATTATAGATAAGTCCATCAGGAGATAGTAATGCAGGATAAGATTTTCCTTTATTACCAGCGGAATTTGTAATTGAACGTCTAATAGCTTTTACTTCTAACATTTTTTTATACTTATCTGGATAAGTATCTTTTAACCATACATGCGCTTCTTCATTTGCGATATGTCTGACGGTATTTAGTTTTACTTTCGTTATATCCTCTATATTTTGATATGAAAGAGAAGCATTTAATAGCATATCTAACACGTTAGATATATCTGCGTTACTATATTTAGATGCTCCATTTTTATCACCTTTTTGATAAATATCAGCCTCTGTAGCTGTATTAAATCCGCACTTTAGTGCATCATAAATTTGTATGGCTTCTTCTTCGAAAGTATTAAGTTCTTCTATTTTACATTCTAATAAAATTTCTACAGCAGGTTCTCCGTAATTATTATAGGCTTGCTGTAGTTTTAAAGTAGTATTACCTTTACGCATTTTTTGTATATGTTTTTTAAATCTGTACTCTATATTTTGAGATTGCCCTATGTATACGTTAGTTGTTCCAGTAAATCTTAACAAATAAATGCCACAAGTCATAAAAAATCTCCTTAAAGTATCCAATATATTATTATAACATGGATACCTTAAGGAGACAAGTACAAAATTTTTATGCTACTTATAAAATCTCACACGCACCCCCAGCACATGCTAGCTCTGCTGCTAGGTCAATGCTGTTACCATTTTCTTCAAATACTTTGCTAATATCAATTGATTCTAGCAAAGACAACATTTCATTATATTGTTTTTCTGATATATCTTCAAAAGGCAGTTGTGGATAAGCTGAAGCTCCAAAATACGGCAATACTGAAATTCCGTTATAAAACTCCCTATTACTCCACATCCAATCTCCTAGTTCTTTCCATTCGTTATCTTTTACGCTGATAGTACAAGATACGTTATGTTGATTAATACCGTCAATGTGGCCTGTCTTAACCCATCTATTAGAGACATCTCTAACCCGTTCGAGCAAACTAAGCATAGGCTCTGTACGAACTTTTGCACCTTTAGGTGCTTTTTGTGGGAAACTTAGTACTACTTGGTGTGCTACATTAACATCCTGTTCTACTAATCCAGGAGCTGCTTTTAGCATATATTGTGCTAAAGCCTCATCTTTACCGGCGCGCATTCTACGAATATAAAAGTCAGCGTGCCATGCATGTATACCACTAGAGGTACCAAGTACTAAACTTGTGGTTCCCGCAGGTTTAACACAAGTAGTTCTAGCAGCAGTACTGATACCTAACTTTTTTGCTGTTTCAATATTTTGCTCTACAACGCACTCAGA